ACACCGGGCGGGTCATGTCACACCTCCGGAAGTCGAGCAGCAGCGAACTCGAACGACAGCGGCACCGACACCAGACGCTTGTTCGCCGCCTGCACCGTGACGTTCGTCGTGTACGGCTGCGACGAGCCGCGAGACAGCAGCGGACCGCACAGCCAGCCCGGGACCTCAGGACGGCGACCCTCGAGCGCGTCCGTCGCCTCACCCGCGAGCCGCAGTGCACCCGTGTCGGTCGCCGCAGAGATCAGCAGGGACACCCGCACCACGAACGCCTGCGGGGGAGACGCCTCCGACCGCTCACTGACGCCCGGGACACTCACGCGCATCGAGCGCCACGGCAGGGGCGTCTCGTCGGGGATCTCACCCAGCAGCGTCCCGCCCGGCGCGAGGGCCAGGACCGCCCGCGCCAGGACGTCGTAGGCGCTCACAGCATGCCGCCGAGCAGATCGTCGAGCGCCCTCATCATCCGGGGCTGCTCGCGGTCCAGCGGGCCATCGATGTCGCCCGTGCCACCACCGCCGCGAGGAGAGCCGAAGTAGTACAGGTTCGCCAGCGCACCGCCCGCGCGACCTTTGTCCGGGCCAACCTCGGCAGCAGAGAAGAACGCATTCCCCGACATGTCGTACGACCACGCCGGCGCGACCGACGAGAAGTGCGTCGACCCCTGCGCCTCGCGCGCGTAGTCATCCTTGAGGTTCTGCGCGCCCTTCTTCACGACCGCTCGCACCTCAGCAGGAAGGCGACCGGCCTCGACATTGAGCGAGTGGGCGAAGCCGCGGAGAGTGTCATCAGCCATCAGGTCACCACCTCGTCCACGAAGCACCTCGAGGCCGTCGCGTACGACTTGTTGAACGGCGCCGTCACCCGGTACTTCTTGCCCACCAGGTGCGGGTCCGTCAGCGACGCGGTCACCGTCACCAGGTCACCCGGCCGCGGATGCACCGACGCCGGCAGATCCACCCGGTACCGCTGCACCGTCAGAACCGCACCACCCGCCGTCGGGTTCTGCTCATAACCCTCGTACGTCTGCACCTTGCAGCGACCCGCGAACACCGGCTCAAACTCAGCCTCACCGGTCACGTCATCCACCAGAGCGCCGGGGCGCTCGATCGTGCACGTGTCCGTCATGAGCCGCTCAGCAGCGGCACGACCGGACCGCAACGCAGTCGGGGCCGTCATGGCAGCGGCACCCACACGTCAGGGTGCACCCACTCGCCCCGGCGGCCCCGAGCACCAGACGGTGTGATCGTCCACGCACCCGACCTCCCCGGGAGGAGCAGTCCCCACTCGTCATCCGTGAAGAAGATGTCCCCACGACGGACCTGCTCGTTGTACCGGTACGTGTAGTCATCGATCGTCTCCGAGGTGTACCCCTCGGGGTTGCGGATCTTCCGGATCACCGCGTTCGACTCGACCATGACAAGAGTCGCCACAGTCGGAGAACCATCCGCAATGAGGTCCGGCAGATTCGGGATCCGGGACAAGATCAGGGCCTCAGCGTCATCCAGCCACGCCTGAACCTGCGCCTGCTCCCCGACATCGTCGATGGGGCGGCCGAGCCGCGTTGCCACGTCAACAACGGTTGCGTACGACACGACCGCCCCACCTCCTACTTCTCGTCCTCAGTGCGCTTCGTGCGCGTCTGACGCTTCGCCGCCTCAGCGACCCAGCCGCCCGCCGTGTAGCGGTCGACCAGCTCGTCAGGAACGTCGATCTCGCCCCCGTCGAAGGGGCTCCTGAGCGTCGCCATCAGGACTGCGTCTCGCTCGTGAGCTTGACGAAGTGCGCGATGTCGCGGACCCGGAAGCCGATCTCGATCTCCGCCCGGACCGCGAACATGTTCCGCTGCCACAGGTTGATCTGCGTCGACCCGTCCGTCAGCGTCGCCTGGTCGGCGATGCTGATCGACACGCCCTCGACCGAGCCCCACGCGGCAGACGACCAGTCGCCCGCGAAGCCGAGCTGCGCAGCCGTACCCGCACCGGCGCCGTCAGCGTCCGCGAGGTACACGCCCGGCGAGACGAACACCGGCTGACCCAGAAGCTGAGTCACCGAGCCGCCCTCGTTCGGGCCCTGCGTGAACAGCGGGCGACCGAAGCCGTCCACGGCACCCAGGAGCAGACCGCGACCCTGGGGCGCGATCGCCCAGCCGTTGAGCGTGCCGCCGCCGGTGGCGACGGCCTGGTCCGCGGCGACGAGGCCCTTGTACGTGTTGCCGGCGATGCCGACACCCGCCGCACCCGAGAGCTTGTCGAAGTTCGAGCCGGGGGCCGCGACGTTGCCGAACACGGTCTGGTCGAACTTCTTACCCAGCGCCTGCGGGAGCTTGCGGACGAGCTCGTTGTAGAGCCGCGCCTTGTCCCGACGGAACTGGTTCGAGAACGGCACGATGACCGCGAGCGTGTACGGGGTCATGAGCTTCGAGCCGAGCGTGGGCCGGCTGACCGGCTTGTTGTCGGTCTCCGCGACCCACTGGGCCTCGGGCTCACCCGTGATGATGTCCACGGTCACGCCCGGACCCGGGAGCGGGATGTTCTGCGCGAGCTGCATCGCAGCCGAGCTGTACTCGGCCGCCGACCAGATCTCGGCAGAGACGACGGGGTCCAGGCGGACCCCGGTGGTAGTGCGATTGACGTCGATCCCGGCCATCGGAATCCCCTTTCATGCCCTCGCGGGCGGTCAGATGAGGTTGCCGACCTGCTGTGCAAATCGGTCGGCGGCGGTAGCAGCACCCCGCCCGCCCGCTCCTTGCGAGGGGTCGGCCTTCGGGGTCTTGGGACCGCCTTGCGCGGCCAGGTACGGCTTCTTGGTGAGCAGGTCCGCGATCGCCTCAGCGATCTCGTCCTGGTCGACCTCTCCGTCATCACCCACGTCGAACTGCGACAGGTCGATGAACGTGAGGGCGTCAGTGGGGTCGGACAGCTTGCCCGCAGCAGCAGCGCGGATCTCGGCGCTGAGGATGCGCCCGTTGGCCTTCGCCAGGGCGCGGACCTCGGCCTCCCGCGAGATGCGCTCAGCGTCGTCAGCGGGCGTCAGGTCGTTGACCCTGGCCTCCGCTGCGAGTCGCGCCGCCCGCTCCGACCGAAGCTTGGCCTTCATGCGGTCGAGCGCCTGCTTGCCGGGGTCAGACAGCGCCTCCTCGCCCTCCACGGGCGCGTCGACGTCGTCCAGCGGGGCGGCATCCAGCGCCTCGGGGGCGTCCTCGACAGGGGCTGTGCCGTCGGTCGCGTCGAGCGCGGCGACAATGTCCGGGGTTTCCGTGCTCATATGCGTCTCTCCTTGCGAGAGGTCGACCGGGCCCCTTGCGGGCGCGGTGGTCAGAGGTAGCCGTTGACTCGAAGGAGTCGCAGGTAGTCCTCGCGGTCGGTAGCGACGCGCGAGATGGTCTCGGGCATGAGGCGCGCACCACGGCGACCGGTGGCGGCGCGTGACGCCTGCCCGCGGCGGGTGGTGCCCTCAGTGGTCGTCAGGACGTTGCGCCCACCCACCTGGGCCGTGCGCATCCCCCGGCGGGCGTTGACGACCTTGCTGACGTCGGCACCCTCACGGATCGCTTCCGCGCCCGCCTTTCCGAACGTCACGTCCTGCTCGCCCGGGCTCAGGGAGTCGAAGTAGTCAGACGGGCTGACCGTCAGGTCACCCGCCACGGACTCCGACGCGGGGATGTGTCGGCAGTCGCAACCGGGGTGGCGCAGGAAGCCGGAACTCTTGCGGTACCAGCGGCCCGCGAGGACCACACACCGCGAGCAGGAAGGCGTGTTCAGCATCCGCACGTACCCACCGACGGGACGCACACCCATGCCCAGCGACTCCGCCTGACGACCCGTATCCGACAGGAGCGTGCCCGTCGCCATCGTCAGCCACTGGCTGCTCGCGCGTAGGGCCTGCGTCGGTGTTGCGCCCGACGCCACACGCTCCTTGGCGCGTGTCACAGCCCCGTAGAGCAGCGAGTCGACCGGGCGACCGTCACCGGCCACACCGACCAAGGCGCGGACGTTCGGACGAGCCACCGCCGTTGCCGCCCGCGACTGGCCCGTGTCCTCGAGCACATCCGGGATGAAGGCGAGAGCACCCGCAGCCACCCGCGACTGCGCCAAGTCCGTGACCTCGAGCAGCCGGGGCGCAACACGCGGCCACGACACGTCGAAGTCCGTCCCCATGCGGCGCCACTGTCGGCGCACCGCAGCGACAGCCTGGACGATCTCCCGACGCTGCTCCCGCCCGTACTCAGCCGCCGACGACGGCTGCGCCTGCCGCAGCATCCTTCTCAACCTGCTGACGGGTGTACGGGTCCGACTCCTCACGCTCAAGGAGCGCCAGAGCCCGCTGGATCTTCGCCGGCGACCAGCCGAGTTCCTCCATCGCCATCTCACGGGGCATGAGCGAACGCCCAGCGCCATCCGTGGCGGTGAAGAGCTTCACCGTGGCATCCGCACGCGCCCCGCTCGTCGGGGTGCCAGCGTCGTACCAGAGCGTCTCCATGCCCACGAGCTCGTCCGACCAGCGGCCGTCACGGATGCGCATGGCGATTCGCAGCGCCTCCTCGTCGGAGTTGCCCAGCGCCACCTGGTCACGCTCAGCGATCTTGACCAGTCGCGACTCGCGCGAGCGGATCGCATCAGCCGACGCGGCATCATCGGCGGCGAGGCCGAAGTAGTTCGGCGGCAGACCCGACACGCCCGACGCAAGCCGTGCGTAAAGGTCCATCATCCGCTCGAAGTTCGACATGTCCGAGGCGTCGAACTGGAACGTCTTCGCGTCCTTGTTCGAGATCGCCCACACCGCACCGAAGTACGCCTCCCACACCGGCATCGGCTTGCCGTCGCGGTCGACGAAGTCGCCCTTCGACGCACCAAGCACTCCACGCTGAGGGACCGCGTGCGTCTCCTGCCCGAGCTGGGCGTTGGAGATGTTCCGCGCCGCAGCGTCCGTGATCGGGACCACGTCCGTCATCGCAGACGTCCCCTGCAGAGTGCGACCCACGGGGATCGTCGTGCGCCGACGGCGGAACGTCGGCACCACAGGCACGTAGTCCATGCCGTGCCCGTCGACGTCGCGGACCTCCTGGCCCGAACCGTCGAGCTCGATCCACAGCGTCTCGTTGCGGCGGTACCACGTGGCCGACCGCGCCTGACCGTTCTCCTCGTTGTAGAGCCGCAGAGCGTCCGTGATGCGACCCGTGCGAGAGTCGCGGCGGGTGATGATCTGCCGCGGCGACTCCACCGTGATCAGCGGCGTGCGCGGGTCACTCTCGTTCACCCCCACGCACTTGTACGTGCGCCCGTAAACCAGGTAGTCGAGACGGGCCATCAGGTCCGCCTCGTCCATCTGGTTCGCCTGCCACAGCCGCCACAGATCCGCGTCGCCGACGTCCGTGCCCGGAAGCCGGAAACCCTTGACGTCCAGGCGGTCCGCGATCGCATCGACCACGACCCGCGGCCAGTTCACGATCACCGTGAACCGGGCAAGCTCCGGGGGGATCGCCAGGCCAAGCTGCTCGAGGCGCTGCATGCCGTCGTAGTAGCCGTCCGCCGCGTCGAACACAGACTGTGCGGCGCCCAACTCCTGCTTGAGCGAGTCGAACACGGGCATCTCGTCGGAGGTCAGTGCACGCGCCACGACGACCTCCTATCGGAACACGATCACGCGGGTGTCTTGGGCATCCCAGCCCTCGGTCCGCTGGTCAGCCGCAGCCTCGTGAGCGAGGACGTCGGCCATGAGAATGTCGAACTTCTGCGTCTCGGCCGGCTTGCCGAGGATGTACTTGTCACCAGGCTTCGCGACCTTCCGCGCAGCCAGTGCGTGCACCTTCGCCGTCGAGTCATCACTGTGCGTCGTCAGCCCGTCCGTACTGTCCTCAAGGAACCGGACCAATGCGTCGAACATCCGACCGATCTGGTTCGTCGGCCACGTCACCACGACGTCGTCCCCGTACTCGGCAGCCCAGGCGTCCGCCTGCGTCTCCCAGTGACGAGGGTCGACGTACATGCGAGCCACCGAGTACCGGTCGAAGATCTCCGACACAGCCGTGTTGACCTCGCCGCGCGGGATCCGACCACCCCACTCCTCGGGGTTCCAGAACGTCGGACGCGAGTCCGGGCCGTACGTCGGCGTGAACCGGTAGCCGTCCGCCGTCTCGACCCGCAGCGCCGTCCAGTCACCCGAGCGCGAGCCGTCGAAGCCGACCGCCACGCGCTCGCCTCGAGCAACCTCACGGTCCGCCTCGCTCGCATCCCACACCTTCTCGGGCATGTACGAACCGAGGCCCTGGACCAGACGGTTCCCGAAGAACCGCTCCGCCTGCGTCGGATCCGTCTCAAGGAGCTCGGCCGCCTCAGCCTCGATCGCAGCCAGATCCACCCAGGGCGAACCCTCGTAGACGTACTGGTGGATCTTGTGACGGTCACGCTTGTTCTTGTACGACAGGTCCGCCGGCGGCTTCCGGTAGAACCGGAAGATGTCCGTCGACCGCGACTCGTACGTCTGCTGAGCCTGCGACGACTCCATCGGATCCCACGGGTTCGTCGTCTCGATCGAGCGACCACCCATGCCGGCCAAGCCGCGCCGCATCGTCTGCGAGACCTTCAGGAGCTTGTTCCGGGCCGTGTACAGCCCCGACTCATCGAAGATCGCGAAGTTGATCGGGTTGCCCAGCTTGCTGTTCGCCGCCGCCGTCACCGGGTCGATCCGCCCATCCTCAGGCAGCCGAATGAAGCCCTCACGGACCTTCATGCGCTCGATCAGCGGGCCGCGGCGGATCATGCCCTGCAGCGGCCGATACACGTTGTCGACCTGATCCTCAGACGTCGCCAGAAGCTGAATCAGCGACGTCGGGCGACGCATCCCCATCGGCTCGCCAGGCTCGTAGACGTACACGAACCCGCAGCCGCAGCCGTCGTCCTCACAGCGGTACACCTCACCGCCACGCGCCCAACCAGCGAACAGGCACGGGCCCACAGCC